TGTCTTGTTCGACATTTTCTCGTAATCGACGTGAATCTCGTCAGGAACATTGCGCACATCGTTGACAGCGACTGCATCCATGTCGCGACCTAATTCGAGAACGGTGTCGCTGTTGAGCGAAGACGCCTCACCTCTCTGCCAATCCTCGTCGTACACATACACGTCGGGGTACGGATACCCGACACGCGACACGTAGTAGAACAGCGGCTTGTCACCCGACGAAATAGACTCTTCGTCAATGTGCGCATTCGCATACTTCGCTCCACGAATGTGTGGCTGCGGCGTCATGTAATTACCGTTCTTGTTCGGACCACCGTATTCGTCAAGCGGCTTACTAATCGCAGACGGAATACCGATGTCTTCGAGGTCAGTCTCTCCATTAACAGCAGCGTCCCAATTCTCCTTCAGGTACGACGACACTGAATCTTCGGGCGTCTCTTCTTCGAGGATTCGTTGAAGCACACCTTCCTGAACGCGACTCGTGATGTTCGCCGTATCAGAGCGAACTAACTCAAAGCCCTTTGTCACCGGAGTCGGGTCGCTGATAATCGTGCCCTCATCCCACGTTACACGCTGCGAGTATCGCTTCTTTATTCCCTTATTCGGGTCATTACTCTTGAAATCACGAAGGAAAAAGAGCGAGTCTGCGTATGACTCAATCTCGACTTCCATCTTGTGCATCGACGGGTCGTCAATCCAAAACTCATCCTCCATAAACTCATCGTATGAAGCGTTGACGTACTGAGCAGCCTTGAAAAATGGCATCTCTGGTTCCTGACCAGATTCCATCTTCTCGAAGTCTTCTTGAATCTCTTCAGGCGAAACATCGAGTGACGGAATCTCTGTCATTACACTGTCAGTATCTCCGCCAACACGCTTTGAATCAGGATAGCCATTTTCTTGAAGATGGTTCTCGAATTCGTCGCTCGTGTACGTAACAACTTTCTGCCCGGCAAGCGTAATCGTTTCCGCGAGTCGCCAATCAAACAATCGGAAGCCCTTGCCGTAAGAAGCAGAATCGCCGAAAACGCCGTATAACGAGTTGACAATTCTCTTCACCGCACCGTACTTCTCACCGGAGTACTGCGGCTTTTTGTACTCATACTTCATGTCTGTCATCATCGTGATAACTTCACGAACGAACCCCTCCTTCACGTCAGGCTTGGTGTAGTAAATATTGCTGAATTGTGGGTCACTGTCGCGCTTCTCTTCATCAGGTCGCCGGTCCACGAAGGCGCGATACAGGTCTTGCTCCGCGTATCCCGAAGCACGCGCTTCTTCAAGTGTGTCGAATACAGTCTCAGGAGACACATTGAGCGACCACATCAGGTACGGGTAGAGTGACGCAAGGTCAGGATACACGACATTCTTGTGTTTTCCGGGGATTGGGTTAAACACCTTTCCACCGTAGTACCATCCTCGCTCTGGCTTCGTGGAGGTCGGGAGTGCGAATCCCTTATCTTTCGCTTGTCGAAGGAACAGCACGTCGATAATACCAATATTGCTGTCTGCACACTCCGAGTATGACGCCCCGGTAACGTGACGAATATGGTCATACATATCGAGGACTCCCTTCGAATCCTCAATCTCGACAACAGCACTCACGTCACGAATGTTGTATTTCATAAACTGGACAGGATTGTACTTCCACCCATCATCAAGCGATTCAATGTCTTCTTTCCCGTACCCAAGTTCTTCTTGCGCGATATAGCCGAGCGCATACGACTTCTTCTCGTGAATCTGCGTCTTCTTGTATGCTTGTAGCATATCGAACATTTCACGACCTTTGACCATCGGCGTCCCCGAGTTAGTCGTGAATGTTTGGTTGAGTGGCGACAGTTCAGCGAAAGTCCACTCGTTGATGTTCTCACAGCGATTAATCCAGTACGGGTAGTCGAACCCGTTGCCAATATCGTTTCGCGAGGAATTCCACCCTGTCAGAAGGTCAGGGTCTTTCTCAATAATCCAATTATTCGCCGCAGCCAACATCTCCGCTTCGTCGTCGAATACCTCTATCTCAATCTGGTCTTCGCTCACACCATCGGGTAGTTCCCACTCTGGCTCGTCACTCCACACCTCGTCGCCAAAGACGGCGGCGTTTGGTCGAAAGATGGCGGCGATATACTCGTCGTCATACGAGTCATGTATAGTGTATGAAGTAATCGGATTATTCGCTTCTTCTGTATCGGGGAAGACGCCGCCACTCCAAACCTCAATGTCGATTGTGACCATTCGAGGCGCAATGTCCGGAAGGTCTTCTGTTGCTTCAATATCCTCGACAGAGACTCGCTCTGTTGCCGAAGGAACAGTCAGCCCTCGCTTGATACCAGTCTCGATAAGAAACCGATTCGTGAAAAATACGTCTGCTTCCCACGTTTCGTCAAAGAAGTCTTTCAGTTCCTTAACGTGCTTCGGCTCAACCGTGTAAACTTTCACGAGGTTGTCTCCGTGGAGTGTCGTGGCAGAAGGCTCGTCAACATTCTCGATAGTCGTGTTCATCGAGTTCTCTTTGTTAACAAGAATCTCGCGAGCCTCAATTGAACGAATCGCGCCCTCGTTCAGCAAGTCGTCCTGCTTCTCGTGAAACTCGGCTTCCGAAATGTAGAAGAACGGGTAAAATCCCTCTACCTCGATGTATCGACGCTCGCCGTGCCTATCACGACAGAAGAGTTGGACGATAGGTTCAGGAATACGATGCCCATCTCGTTCGATGGTGTATTCCATTGTCATTACTTTCAGTTTCTCGCGGTCGTCGGTAAAGTCGCTGAACTTCATACACTCTACATACGCAGTTCGGGTATAAAAAACTTCTGACTACACTGGGTCGATGAGCGCATCGTTGTCGCCGAGTAATCCGAGCAGTACGCGAATGGCCGTATCTCTGTCACGATGATAACTATTCATCATCCACGACAGTGGAATCTGTAGCGTGTCTCGGTCGCCCTGATACCAAATGACTACAGGAATATCGCGCCTATGTGCTTCACGCATATACACGACTGCGCCGAGTAGCAGCGCGTCGTCCTCCCACGAGACAAGCACACCATCAACCGAGTTGTTTACTTGGTCAACTACTGGTTCCATAATCTTGCCGGGGTTCTCGTATGGGTTCTCTACGTCTTCACCAATCTCATACGGATTGACAAATTCGTGTCGCGAAAAAGGCTCGTCGTCTTCAAGGTCGCCCTGCCACGAGAACGGATTGTCAAAGTTGTCAATCGCTCCACAGATAAGAATTTTACTCATATAAAATACTTGTTCTTTGGATACTTAACTGTTTCGGTTACACTGCGTCAATATCTATGTCGATATTTGAATACGGTCCAATAAGTTGCTGCACCTCATGTTGCATCTGTATGATTTTATCGTCAGTTTTAATATCTCCAATATAATTGCTAATAACCTTATCAGACACAACTTTTTGCACAGAATCTCGCGGTTCTTCGCAGTAGTCGTCGAGAAATCCGTGAAGTGCATATAATTTAAGAAACAAGTACTGCTCGTTGGATAAGTCGATTGCGCGGTCGCTAAAGGTGTGCGTCTCTTCGCAAGACACACATTTTGCTTGATAATTGTCGTCGTTTAGTCCATATGCAACAATATGTCCATTAAGCGTTACGAAATTAACATAGCCGATTCGGTTTGCTTTATTGACGAGAGATACGTTCAAGTCCTCCCGGCCAGATTCGAACTGGCGTCATCGCGTCCAAAGCGCGATAGGATTGGCCGCTACCCTACGGGAGTGAATGGGTATAGAGTGAATTGAACACTCGTACCAACCTTGTAAGGGTTAGCGGATAACCATTACCTCATACACCCATGTTGGTATATGTAGTAGTACTATTTAAACCTTTCGCAATCTGCTTCGAGGAATTTGGCGTAGATGTATAGAATCTCGACAGCGTTGTCGGTTTCTTGGACTCCTGTCATCCCACAATCGATACACAACACTTCTTCTTTCTCTTCTCTACCAGAAGTGATTATTGAGTGACCATATTTCGAATCTGCTGACATATGCTCGATTTGTGAAACATTTTGTTTCCACGAGTTAAAGAATTTCTTATTCACCGAATTGTTTGCCCGCGTCGGGACAAAGAACTTTTTGAATGAATCATATCGGGATAATCCGCTAATCGTCCACGGTGTTGTCGTCGCATATATTCTTTTAGACAGCAGTTCCATTGACCGAAGAGAATTGTCGTCAAAGTGCAACACTTCATCAACAAATACTGCGTCAACCATCGGCGCTCCTCTAAGTTCTCGTTCAGTAATAAAGGATACGTCGTATCCGTGTTTCGAAAGAACAAATCTGTCTTCAAGAATCCGACGCATTTCCTCACTCTTCGCGACAATCACAATATCTAATCCGTTTTTCGCACACCGCGCAGCCTTCTCTAATAGTGTCGTCGTCTTGCCAGATTGCCGACCACCGACAAAAATGGCTCTATCTTCGTCACATTCGACAAACTTTTTGTAAATACTGGTCATTCGATAATGTCAAGAATAGACTTGCACGAATTACACCAGTAAATAGTTTTTGTGTCAATCGTGCTTCCTTGAACAACACGCTTCATCTTCTCTCGCGAGACGAATTGCCACGGGTGCTGACATTCATCAGGTGAGTCAATCATTTCAGGCTCTTCAGTATTTTCATCCGGCTCTTCAGGAATATCAGGCGGATTGACTTCCTCAAGTTCGACACTTTCGTCACCCGAATCTATTTCATCAGCATCCTCGTTCGGCTCCTCGTCTCCGTCCCAAAGTAGTTTTCCCATACGAGTATATATGTTCACGAGAATATTTAAACCTTGCGGTAGTGATAGAAGTTGTCGTGAATATGGTTGTATGACGGAATGTCCATCGAACGCACAAACTCATAGTTTGCTTCAAGGACTCGGTGAAATTGCTTGTCTGCCGTACAGCCACACCACTCTCCGACATAGAACACGTCACTCCCGCCAGCACTCTCGTGTGCGCGAAGTGCGTCATGTCCCATACTCTCGTTAACTGGCGGCCATACGAGAAGTAGCGGTCGAGAATCGAGTAAGGATTCATCGCCTTCCACAACGCGCGACCACGTATTTTCAGGAGGGTCGATGTCGATTGCGCTAACCCGTGTCCCCTGCTTGCGCAATTCGTGCGTCCAGTATCCAGAACCAGCGCCCAATTCTTGAAGTGGACCGTGTTCTGCAATGTACGACAATACAACATCGCTTGGGATAGCCCACGAATATTTCTCGACAAGCCGCTTTCGTTCGCCCATCCACGTCTCTGCTCTAAACGAATCCTTTGCTGCAAGGCGCTCATACTCTTTCTGATATGCGTTCATACACACGCATACGTGAAGGGGCTACTTAACTGTACGCTTTTTCGATGTGACACTCCGAACAGTAGTCACGGCTACAAATAGCGATAGCATCCTCTTCACAGGGTCTATAGTGTCTCCACCAATTCCCCTTACCAGAAATGCGTACCATATCGACACCCTCGCTCTGCACATCACCGTATGATACATCACTCTCTGTAATAAGAAGTCCAGTATTACTAAAGTGTACACTCATATTATCATCACCACACTCATCACACACAACATACTTCTCTATCATATATTAAATTCCTCCCCAGAATTCCCTCTGCCCTTCTCCTGCTCTCCTTACTTTACTATGGCACTGTTAGTATATAAATCTTTCGTTTTTCGATGGCAATGGCAGTTGTGTGCAATTTGCGACACGAGTGCCATGAATAATGTCGCCTTTCTCTTTTCTTCAATTGACGTGATGACAGAACCATCTCCTGTCAATGCTATGTGTGCGTAGTTTGGTCTATTGTACACTTTGCCATAATAACATTCGTTGCACCGGGCTTTGAACATCTCTGTTTCGAGGACTACGGTAATGTCTCGTCCGTCAATCTCAACAGACTTTCCAAACTCTTTGTACTCGAAGTCCCGCATTTCTCGAACACCAGACTCTACCATGTGCCTAAAAATATCGACACCCGAATCATCTCGTATCGTGATGCTTTTTTCTACTCCGTACTTTGTGTCGTTTAATCGCTTCACAAGTTTCACGACACTTTTTTGTCTCAATGCGTCTTCGTATTCCAATACCTTGATGTTTTTCACATCAAGAAGTTGTTCTTCTTCTCGTATTAGTTCTTCTAAGCCATCTATCGTTTGCATTTGTGGGTATAGAAGAACCCTAACGGTATAAGTTTTATGGTTCGAATATGCTCGTTGCTCGGCGTATCGATTGTATTACGAATAGCGCAATTCTGTGTACACTTTGTGCAGTGTAAGTCTAATTCAACAAACAGTCGCCCCTCACTTGTCCGAAACAAGTAGTTCTTCAGTAAAATAACATTGTGGTCGTTCCACGTAACTGGAAATAAGTCTCGACTATATGAGAGAGTTTCTGTTCTCAGTACTTGTTTACGCGCTTCCTCTCGTGTGCCAAGCGTCATCAGTATTCAGATTCAACGTGGCTCCATTCATCAATTAAGTCTTTTGACAATTCATCGCCATCAGCGAACACACGCGCAATGTATCGACCGTACTTCCCCTTCTCGTCTTTCGACGTTCGGATAATAACACTCTCACGCTCGTCAAACCATTGCTCGACAAATTGCGTCTGCTCTTTCCCAAGCACAAACTCTTCAGAGTCTTTCTTCACACCATAGGTTTCGTTCGTGTCAACCCCAGCAAGACGGACACGAATTTCCTTGTAGACACTAAAGCCTAAGTCTACGCGAAAGTCCATTGTGTCACCGTCAACTACTCGTTGTAATTCAGCATTGTATTCCCACATAATTGTGTATACAAAGAGTAAGCACTCACAGTATTTAACTCTTTCGAAAATGGGAGCGAGTCCCATGTGTTCCGTGAGGCGTCACGAACAATGTCGGCGTGGGTGGTTGGGTGGAACGCCGACAATACACAATAAGAACTACTACTACTTAAACCTTTCGGTCAATAATCGCTTCTTGCCACACGTCACTATCGACGTAGACGTTGTATACAGTTCCGCAATCAGGGCACGTCACTTCACCCTCAACAGAAATAAAGTTGAAGTAATACCCACAGGCACAGTGTCCACGAATACCGTCCACTGGGTAAAAGTTTGCCTCTTTT